ATTCCGCCAGTGTTGGTGAGTCGTGCGTTAATGGTTATTGAACCAGCGGCAAAAGTTTCAACGGTGATCGCTGTGCCTTGTTGACCGTAGGTTACGTTTCCTGTGGTAAGACTTTGTTGTAGTGCAGCTGCACCGTTTGCGATTGTCATTGTGATGTTTGTGGCAGCGCCGTTACTAAATAGCTGAGGTTCGTGGTAGGTAATTCGATAGTACCTGTTTAGGACAGCGGTAAAAGTTACTGTCAACACAGTACCGATTGCGTTGAAGTTCAGATAGTTGGCCGTTGCTTCGGCGTAACCCATGACTCCTCGAGGGAAGCGGTTTGCCTGAGCCGCTGTGTAGACAGCGCCGGCAGAGAAGTTTGTGTTCGGATTGGGCATAGTTTTCTCCTTTACCAACCGAGCCGGTCAGTGTCTAAGATACCAAAGTCGCTACTGTCCAAGATGAACATGGTGTAGTACTCGGCAGGGCTGAAGTAGAAGGTGAACACTGTGCTACTCGGCGAGATAGCAACATTCATTCCTTCCAGTTTGACTTTGACTGTCGTGTCGGAAGCTGCACCTGGTACTCGATAGACCAAATTATTGATCGGCGTAATGAAGCCTTTATAAGCTTGAATAGTGGGGTCTAAGATGTCGCGATCGTTCGCGATGTCTAGAACTGTGAGCTCAAAGCGTGTAGAGAGTGGATCGGCTTGAGTGTTTGCCCTGAACTCTGTGAGCCCTGTCTGCTGAGTCAAAGTTGAATCGGCTGAGGTTACCGATTCGGCATATTTACCGTATGCAGTCGTACTTGTTGCGTTTGTCGCTGTGACAGTTCCGAGAGTGCTGCTTGTCTGTTCATAGTTGATGATTGACTGCCCGGCTCTGATCCTTTTGAAATTCTGGTAGACGACAGTGTTCGCTGCAGCTGTCGGGCCGAACTTCTTGTTACTGAGACCAATGCTAGAGCGCTGATACATTTCTAATCTTTGATAGACCATGCCGACGGAAGCGTTCTCGGTTAACTGGTTGATCTGGATCTTGTTGATGACTGAGTCATTCCAGACGACCGCAGGGCATTGGGAGACACCGATGCCACCGTCAACAGTCATCCCTGGCGGTAGTGGCCCTGTATAGCCGAAGCCATTGCTGAAGTAGTCAAGTTGATCTAGCGAGTTCCCAGCAGGTAGCGAAACTCCATCACCTAAAACTCGTGCAGCTCGAGCGAGCCAATCTTGACAGACGATCGTCGCAGTGGAGAGTCCAGTGTTGCCAGGGTAATCCTCAAACTCAATCTCATTAACATAGAAGTTCTGAACCCATATGTCATTCCCTGAGCTGTCTTCAAAATAGACAAAGATGAGATCGTTGAGTGAGAATCCTGCTGCCTCGTTGCTCTGGTTCTTGATAGTGAGGACAAGGTTTGAGCCTGAGTAGTAGTCCTTGTACGACTGTCTCAAGTACATATAGTTCGCAGAGAGAATACTGGTCGTGAAGGTGTTGCCAGTGGTCTGATTCTGGAAGATCCAGTTGATCTTTCCCATTACATCGCTCGAGTGGTGATGGGGATTGCTCCATTGAGTCGGACATACTGCTGGAGTGCTCGAACGACACTGTTCGGATCTCCGCCGTTGACATTGACAGTGATATTCATCCCTCCGCCCATGCTTCCGAGTCGGTCAAGTGGGATCACTGCCTCAGGCCCTTTTTCTCCAATCATGGCGATCGTCGGGCCTGTCGTAATTCCTCCCTCAGCTAGTCGAGGAAGTTTGACATTCGGGATTTCACCGAAGTTGACCCAAGGGCCTGCAGCCTTGTCAATGCCATCCAGGATGATGTTCAAGCCTTTAATGGCGAAGTTGAGTCCGCCTTCTAAACCTGCGATGACTGCGTTGATTACGCCCTTGAACGCTCCTCCGATCCCGTCAAAGATCTTTACTCCGAGATCTTTGAGTTCTCCGAAGCCTGCTTTGATCGCGCCGAAGACGAACTTCACGGTGTCCCACCAGATGAGGAAGCCTGCCTTGATTCCGTCAATCGCTTTCCCGAAGATGTTGAACTTAACTTGGAGTGCTACAAGTGCAGCGATAATGCCGATGATGATGACTGCACCAGTGGCAACCCAGAGCGCAGAGAATGACGTTGTGAGTGCTGTGTTGATGGCGAGAGTGACTGCTTGAATGGTGTTGTATATAGCGAGCCCTGCGTTGAGAGCGATGATTGCTGCAGCTAATACTGCGATCGTTGCTCCGATGGCGACGACGAGTCCCTTGTTCTTGGATGCCCATGTCGTGAACTCAAGCAGTTTTGGGATCAGTTTCTCGGCGAGTGGTGCGACAGCTGCACCGATGGATTCCTTAAGTTCGCCCATTTGAATCCCGAGGTTCTTCATCTTGCCTTGTGTCGTGTTCGCTGCAGTTGATGCTTGACCACTGAAGGTTTCGCTCATTGCTGCGAACACTTCGTCAGTGGTCGCGCCATCTTCAATCAATGTCGCTAGTGCTGGGTCTAGTTTCTTAAGCGCGCCGAAATTCCCATTAAATGCCTTACTCAACGCGTCAGAGACTGCCCCCAAATCTTTCCCAGTTCCCGCGCTTATATTTAAAGCGAGGCCAAGCAGATCCTGAGCCTTGGTGACATCTCCAGTGCCTCGAACAAGCTTGTCAAGAGCTGGGCGAAGTTCGTCGTCGGCGACAGCTGCAGCGACCGAAGTCTTTGAGATGAAGTCTTCCACTGACTTGACCTGAGAGTCTGTCGCTCCGGTGACATTGGTGAGAGTGGTGGCAAGTTTTTGGGCTGCAGCGTCATCTTCGGCGAACGCTTTGACAGCATCAAAAGCGACAGCGCCGAGGGCTGCGAGAGCGAGCCCTGCTGGGACTGCTGCCTTCTTGATTGCGAAAGATGCTTTTTGTCCAGTGGTCTCTAGTTTCTTGAAGTCATTGATGGCCTTGTTAATGCCGGCAGGATTCCACTCGGAGATGATTGGGAGGTTGATTGCCATCAGCGCTTCACCAGACTCTTGTTAGTTTTGTCCATCACTTCGATGACGATCTTGTCAACATTGCGTGTGATCTCGTCTAGGTAGTCGTCAGATCGCGCCCAGACGAAGCGTGACGGGCCACGACCGAGAGATGCTGTCAAGTACTCGGCGAAGCCTGGACGGGCTCTGAGAGGGTTCTTGTTGCGTGTCTGGTTTGGGCCTCGTCCTGCCATGTCTGCCATTGATAGAGCTGCACCCTTGGCGGTGATCTTCACGGTTCCGACGGACTCGAATTGTGCGCCTTTTGCGAGGTTGCGTGATCGTGCTTTTCGAGTGTCCACCTTCATCACGACATTCTTGTTCTCGGCTTTCCATGCGGTGCGTCCGTTGTGCTTTTGTCCTTGTAACGGTGCAGACGATGGGATTAAGTCCTTGATTGCCGAGAGCAGAGGAGCCATCGCGTTCTTAATGTCCTTAGTGATCTGGCGACGAAGCGCCGGATCAACCTTCTGGATCTCACGGAGAGCCTGCTTCAAGCCATCGTACTCAATTCCGATTGATGCTCCCATTATTGATTCCGTCTTTGCTCATTGATGATCTGAACGCAGGTCGCCAGGTCATCTGTCTCGAATGTAATTGTCGGAGGCCAGAACCCAGTCTCAACTAGCAGAGCTGCTAGTTGTCGCCGGAAGCCTCCTTGGTAGGGACTGCGGACGCAGTCTCCACCACTTCTAGATCTTCTAACTTCTTGACAAACTCATCAAACGAGATCGGCACTGGATGGCCCTGTTGCTTACTGGCCTCATAGGCCATGTATGCGAGGTCTTCCATGCCGAAACCGCTTGCAAGATCTGAAGCTCGGCGCTTCATCTTGCGTTCCCACGAGATGATCACGAAAAGGTTCGTGACCACTTGGTAGGTCTCGCCATCGGCGAGCTTGACACTGAGTGTGAGTTTCATGGTTCTCCTAGTCGGGGTTCGGATTACTTAACTATCAGGTGACATCGCGGACGAATGAGCCACCCTTGAAGGTTGCCTCAACGACCGAGAGCTCGCCGACTGTTGCCATGATCGGCGTGACGGTCTCCAAGTAGCAACCAGTCAAAGTGTACTCGGGGTTGGAGGCTGACTCGGTTGCGCCGGCAGGGCTGATGACAAGTGTTGATTCGACACCGAACAAGGTGTTCAGCATTGTTTCAACTTCGGTCGCGCCGTAGCTCTGGAAGAGTGTCAGCGTGAGCTCATTGTTGAACAGTCCAGCGGTGAAGGTGCGTGAGGTCTGACCGAAGGCTGTGTTCTCGAGTGCTTCTGCCGTGAGGGTCAGGGTTGCAGCTGAGCAGTGGTCGGTCAAGGTCATCGCTGATGGTGCGGTGACAGTGACGGTGGGGTAGCTGAGGTAGGTGACTGTTGCCATTGTTTTGTCCTTTATACGCGGCTAGTGCCGATTCTAATTGTGAGGTCGTAAGCAGGTAGCTCTGCAGATCCGATCGAAGCGATCGTAGGTCTGCCAGATACAACTGCGAGGGAGGAGTTCATGAGCGAATCAACGACTCCGAGTATGTAGTCCGTAGTGTCTTGGTTGCCGGGTGGCGCGCCCAGGACTCGGAGATCAATCGTGATGTCCGCTGTCTGGTTATTGAACGAGCTGAAAGTAGGAAGCTCAATGAATACAGTAAGAGGTCGAGCGTTCCGAGGATCAGTGACCGGCACAAGGCCGAGAGCTGTGATCGTCGCTGAGACAGCGTTGATCGTGTCTGTGAAGATGCCTGCCATCTCATGCCACTTGCGATCTCTTGATACCGAGCAACTGGTTAATCCGACCCATTGATGCGACGGGTGCTGAGATGTTCATGTCTTGGAAACTATTGAAGGAGTCAATGCTTCCGCGCTCGCGATACAGGCTCGCAGCCATGAGCACCACACCGGCCTTCACTGCAGCATCGGGGACGGTCGTGAGACTGTCATGATATCCAGCCTGCACTCTGCGTTTAAATGACCAAGCATTTGACGCGTTAACTGATGAGGTCATGAAACTGGTGTCATTGGCGGTCGCTCCCGAAATTCCGAGGAATTCGGTGAGATCGCTCACAGTGATCCAGGTGCAGGTCTGAGTCCAGACGAGCGATCCGACCGGATCAACTGCTTCTCGAGCGAGATCTGCTCCGACATCTTGGAAGAGTAACTGGTTCGGGACGATGACATCAGGGTTGAAAAGATAGTCGCCTTGGTCATCTGTTCCAATGAACAGGTAAGTCGGTACAGCGAAGACGACATGACTGCCGTTGAGCTGTGCTGCACATCCTGAGAGTGTGATCGTTTGACCAACAGCGATGTCGGTTGACTCGAGAGTCTGAACGACAGCGACATTGTCTAGCACCATTTGATGCGTGACTGTGAATGTGGCCATCGTTCAGATCTCTCTCTTCGTCAATCGGATTAGGCGCGCTTAACGAACTTGGTGTCGTCAATGAGTACGGAGGAAAAGTACCCTCTGAACTTTATGACTCGACCAAGTGCTCCGTCACTTAATTCCACACTGACCGCACCGCGCTGCTGCTCCCAGCATTCGAAGCCAGTGCTGTCACCGACATACAAGTTCTTTCCGCCGGCAGCGGTCAAGTTACGGTCAACGACGAGCGACAAGCCGAAAGCGTTGCCGTTGAAAGTTGATGCCGATGCGCCAGTGCCAACTGCGTTCTGTGGGCCGACATTCGGGAACAACGGACGACCAGCATCGTCAACCAATGCGCCGAGCGACGCGTAGTACGCCGGCGACATGATGAGCACATTCGGCAGGTTGCCGTTTGAGTTTGTCAAGATCTGCTCTGCTGAATTGTAGATGAATGAGACCCAGTCGGCAGGGGTGCTGCCAGAAGTCAATGCTTCGGTCTGGGTGACTCCTGCTTCGAATGTTGCACAAGCTGCGACATCGGTGGCGTTTGCGTAGATGCGAGCCATGTCGTCAATCAATGCACCGAGAACTTCGGGCGAGGTGAAGTCCATTGATTCTTCGGACAAGTTGACATAGCCACCGTAGAGGGCCTTCGTGATCTGAACATCGTCTACGACGAAAGTGCCTTGATCGAGTGCGACGAGTTCGCCGTTTGATGCGCCGATGGTGGTGTGCGTGGTGACCTTCGGACGGATGAAGACCTTGCCGGATGCGGGCATCTGGCGGACTCCCATCGCCGTGATTAAGGGCCTGTAGTTAGCCACAAACGAGTTATAGATGGGAGACACGATCGGCACTGGCAAGATGCCTGGTGTGTCGGTTGAGGTCACATTTGGAGCTGCTGCAACAATGCGCTGGTTAAACTCAGCGAATTCAGATCCGCCTGCTGCGAACTTGATCATGTATTCGGCAGCGGTCGGAAGTTTGAACTCGCGCTTCGGTGCTGCGTACTGGATGGGTGCAGTGGGTACTGCTGCTTCGATTGCTTCTGACATTTCATCCTCCTCGGATGTTGGGGTTGGGGTTGGTATTACTTCTTCTTCGTCGGGTGCTTCCTCTTCGGGTGAAGAGGCTGCGACTGAATAGACCTGGGCTGATTCGTAAGCCGGAACGGTGACGACCGACAGCTCGACGAATTTAGCCTCAGAGACCTCTAAAGTGCCGTCTGCAAGGCGCTTGAACTTGGTCGGCACTGCGCCAACACTGACGGAATCTAGAGCGCCATCGGCGAGCAGTGCGAGAGCGTCATCAGCTGCACGAGTGGCGCTCAACTTGGCGACGAACATCATGCCCTCGGCTGTGGAGACTCGTTCGGTGACGCGTCCGATGACTCGAGTGTCGTCGTGGTATTCCAAGAGTTTGGGCATTGGGCCATCTTCGGGAAGCGAGCCTTCAAGGAAGACGACCGATTCGCCACCGGAGAGAGTCGCTTTGACATTCCACGGGACAGCGAGTCCAGTGATCTGACGGGATGGTTCACCATCTGCTGATGCGTCAAGTGTGATCTGTTGAGCGGTAAGTCGAATCATGAAGCGGTCTCCTGGGGTGTGCGCGATGAGGCTGGTTCTTCAACACTGATCTCGGTGTGATTCATCTCAACATCTGCTATCAGATCGTCGGTGTCAAACTCCACAAACCTGTTACGCGGAAGGATGTCTATGCCCGACAGAGTCTCTTGAATGGCATCCATGTAGAGTTTTGCGCCTAGTAAGTAGAGATCCTGCTTCGCCTGTGTCGCGTTGCTGTAGTTGTATCCAGAGATCCCGATTCCGAGAAGGTAAGCCGGAACTCCGATCGCTCGTGACAGTTCGAGTGCGCTGAAGTTTCGCGCTTCCACGAGTTGAAGTTTGCTGGGGTCGGTGTCAAATTGTTCGTACTTGACAGCACTGTTCAAAGCTCCGACAGCGTTCACGCGTCGAGCATTGCTCCATGCTGCAGCGAGCTCACCAAGTGACTCAGCATCCAGTGGTTCAGACGAGTCGGTCTGCTGTAAGTATCCAGCGACGATCTCGTTAGAGGCGAAGCGTTCAGCTGATCGGTCTAGTTTGATGGCGGTCTCTAGGACTCGGCGACCTGTCCAGAGGAATCCTTGAACTGGTGCGAGGAACTGGATGACATCGGCGGTCGGAACTGCGATCCCGTTGAAAGTGATGCTGTTGGATTTTCCAAAGAACTGCGGGCCTGGTTGATCCAAGGTGTCAACCATTTCGCAGGGCATCCACTGGAATGACAGCGGACGACCAGTGGCAGACGAGCGTGAGGTGACATACCAGAACGCGCGTCCGCGCATCATGAGATCCATGCAAGTGTTCGACATGATGAAGTTACGCGTGAGAGTCGGATCTGGAGTGTCCATCCAGGACTCAGTCTCAAGGTAAAGCTTCTCGTACTCAGATCCAGTCCACTGTGTCGTGTAGTGGCGAAGCGGTAACGAGCCCACAAGCGAGATGATCATCTGTGTCGCTCTGGATACGGTAGGCACAGACAAGGCCAGCTCTGAAGCCGCCCCGACGGTGTAACTCCAGAACTGACCGAGTCCGCTTTGTGAAGCAGAACCTGCGGCAGCTTGAAGAGGTGCGTGCGCGAACGCAGGGGTCGCGTCCTGCTTCTTACTTCCGAAGAGTGCCATCCCTCGGATTCTCTCAGACTTTCTAGCGCGCGTCCACTAGGGTCAGCCGAAAGCCATCTGAGGCTTCGCTGTGGCCTTCGGACGCGATGTCAGCATGATTCCCCACACTGAACATCTAGCAAGCTCGATAGGGCCTGGGCTCTTCTGCGAACTGAGCACTATCGCACCTCCAGTCTTGACTGCTACCGCTCGAGCGAAATGTTCCGACAGTGCGAGATCGCCAGTATGCCGGACACGATCCTCAACGATCATCGCACGAGCTGCACCAGTCCACTTGATCAACTCGGCATAGCCAACGATCGTCATCCGCCGGCGAAGATCTGGAGGGCAGTGGATCTCCAGAGATGGAGTACACGCAAGCTTGACTTGTGGGTCGGACATTCGAGTCACGACTTCGGCCCACATCTGCTGAGCGGATTCCACGACGAACTCGGTCGTCACGATCACGCGCGTCCCGTCGTACGCGCAACCGATCCCGACATAGCGTGACTCGTCAACAGATGAGTCAATGACAAGCCACTGGATCGGTGGCATCGGATCTACAGTCTTCCGGTCATTCCAGAGATTGATCGGCAGATAGGAGTTCGTCGAATCCACCCACAGATTCAAGTGGCCTCGGATGAACGCTTGCCGATTCGGCGAGTCAAACGCAAGCTCTAACGCTTTCATCGTGATCGTTGTACCGAGGGCAGGGTTCGCCCAGCCCCAATAGCGCCGATCTTCCAGACTGACTCCAGGAGGAAGTGACCACTCTGCAAAGTACAGCGATCCAGTTCGGCCTGAGTCAATCGCTGCCATCCCTTGCTCTCGAAGCTGAAGGAGAACTGTTGAGCCTTGGTCGCCGGCGGTGGAGAACATCATCATCATCGGATTCTTGACTGCGATCTGTGATGGCCGTAGAGCTGTAAAGACGACTTCGGGACTGATGTCCCACAGTTCGTCCACGAGGAGGATGGAGGCTGTCATTCCGTGAGCGTGAGCGGAAGCAGCGACTACCGAGATACTGCTTCCGTCTGGGAAGTTGATCCGCTCGTCGCCGTTCTGCCATCGGACTTTGCACTCAAACTTCTCGTCAAGGTCTCGGACAACATCACGAAAGAGGGCCATGCTTCGGCGCTTCTGGTTGGCAACGATCACGATCGTCTGGGGCTCCATCCGAGAAGCTGCGTACTCGGTCGCCATGAAGCCGGCGACAGCACGCATCACCAAGCTCTTGCCGTTCTGTCGAGCGGTACTGACACAAGCTTCACGAAAGACGAAGTCGCCGTTCTCATCCAGTCTCAGAGCGTCGGTCACGATCCGCTTCTGCCACTCCATGAGATCAATGTTGAGGACGCGCTTCGCCCAAGCGGTGAGGGCAGGGCCGAAACTCTCGCCGGCTGGAACGGGCGTGACCAGTCTCGGCTCGATCCTTCCCGATGTTGGAATATCCGACTCCGATCCTGCTGGTTCCTGCTGGTTCTTGCTGGTGGAGGGGATTTCCCAGTGGGGGCTCGGGGTAGGGATTTCGCCATTTAAAAAAGCATTGGATGATTCGTTGCGCTTTTGGATGCGTTGGGCGGTCTTGGCGTTGACGAATCGTGCTCCTCTGGAGGCATTGCATGATGCGCAGCAGGGGACAAGATTCGAGCGGTCGTATGGGTCGCCTCCTCGGTCTAGCTCTATGACATGATCAACCTGGGTCGCTTGTGTGCGCTTGCCTTTGAGCCTGCACCAGTGGCAGTCACCATCCTCCTCGAGTACTAGCCGGCGTACTTCCTTCCAGCGTTTGGTGTTGTAGATCGGGTTACCGCTCATGCCTCTAGCTCACAGTCTGGACAACACCACACGCCATCAATGAGGCATGGTGTTTCAGTGGATGCACAGTGTGGGCATGGTGTCTGTTCAGCGTCCATGAAGCTCCATGCCGATTAGGCATCCGCACTTCTCTAGTTCTAGGCCCTTGATGACTCTCCATCCTGTGTCCCTACATTGTCCACAGGCTGAGTGATCTGCTATGTGAGTACGCGTAGGGACGAGACACTCTGAGTCTTTGTTAGTTAGTTCTTGATATACATCGGTATTATCCCCGTCAGGATTATCCCCACGAGGTGCGACCTGCGGTGATGTGTTTCTCACAGCCTTATCCACATGCTGGGGAGTGTCGAAGACGAGCGTGTCATAGCACCACTTACCACCTTCGTCCTGATACCTTCGGCGCTTGATGTAGCCACAGTTCTCCAGCTCTGTCATCGCTGTCCTGATGGCATCTATGCCCTCGCGCTTCACACTCGCTAGGTGTCTCGTGGAGGTTCTCCAGTTGTCAGGCTTCGAAAGGACGAAGATCAGGACTGCTGTGGCCTTAAAGGTAAGACGCGAGTCTTCAATGATCTCGTTCCTGATCTGAGTCCAATTTGACTCTGGTCTGGGCGCTCTGTAGATGCTCATACGATGTCGTCCATTGTTACGCGCTTACCTGCGCGATAGGACTGATAGCCGGCGACAGTACCGTCCACTATGACCTTGACATAGCGGTCAAGATGCTGATCCTGGTTGAGAAGCGTCAGTACGACCGAAGGGTTGGTCTCAAGCTGCTTCGCTTGTTTCTCGGTCAGTAGTCGAGGCTGTCCCACTCGGAACATTGTGATTACTTGGTATTGAATCATCCGAGTTTCGTCCAGTTGTTCTCAATCATGGTCTCGGCATGGTTCACGCTTCGAGACAGCGCCGAGATGAAGATCCCGTCAATGCTCAAGTATTCCATCTGGAAGCCGATCGTTCGGACAGCGAAAATATAGATGTAGTGACGGTCTTCGTCTGAGGTCTTGAATAGGACTCTCATTGGTCGGATGGGTTGCATCCATTCGGTGGGTTCGGGGCTCATTGGGCTTCTTCTCTCTGTTGTAGTGACTTAAAATGTTTGAGGGTTGCGCTCGGCGGTGCGAGCTGTGAGATCGGCAGGAGGTTCATGTCTACGGCAAAATAGCGACCGTTGGCGACCTCGTTCCCGTCGGGATAGTGGCGCATCATTGGAGAGCCTTGTAGATGCCTCTCCGAGAGCCTCCAGAACTTGTCCCAGGAGCATCCACCGACAAGATAGACAGCTTCTGGTCTGCCGGCGACATATTGGAGATGCGTGAAGAAGTAGAAGTCTGATCTCTCAGTGTTCTCGGAACGCGAGTCCGCGATCACGCGATAGTGCAGCTCTGGAGCACTTGAGACCTTCTGAGTTTTAACTTCGACTGTCTGCCCTGAGTACAGCTTGAGATCTGATGAGCGTCCCTCATTCTTGAAGATGAGGAGATCGTTGTTCCAGCAGTAATCAATGACAGCGATCTCACCGAGCGCGCCGATCAGAAGGTTCTCGTCTGTGTACTGTCCCGAGTCCTTGAGTGTTTGATGGGCATCGTCTACAAGCGTCCGAGCCTCAGCGATGAGACGATCGGTGACTTGCACTCGAATCATCAGAACGCTTCTCCGTTGGCATTCACTTGCGCTTCCTTCAATGCCTCAATCAGCGCACTTGCTTCACGCTTTGTCGCCGGCACGGTATCGGTATGTCCGAGAGCCTTGAGGAGACGGAGCTGCGCTTCTGAAGGTTTATCCGATGCGAACGACTTCGGCTTCTCCTCCTTCTGTCGGTTGATTACTTCCTCCAGTGAGGCCATCTTCGGGAACGACATCATCAGCCCAGCCAAGCGTCCGAGACAACTCGTGGAGGCGTTCATCTGCTCGCTGTCACGCGTGAAAGAGGTCTTACCTGGGAACGGCTCGAAGCAGGTCGCTTGACATGGTTGAGGGTCGTCAGGAGTTCGCCATGCTTGCATCGTGACACTGATGAAGATTTTGTCTCCGATAGTGACGATCTCTGGGCGATGCTCCTTGATGCGAAGCTCAGGCCATTTCTCTAGTAGAGCTGCGAAGCGTGTCGGGACATCAATGTAATTACTGAGATCCATAGCGTTGAGCCTCCTCATACTTCTCAATCACAGCGGTGAGGCTTGTGTTTGGGCCGTGATCGGGATCAGTGCTCGGAGCGTAAAAGTCAATAAGATGATCGTAAAGATCCATACTCATCGTCTCCCAGAACCTGATGCGCTTGTCTCGAATCTTCAGACGAAGCTCAAGATCGGCGATGTGCTTCTCCTGCTCACGAATCGTCTGAACCATACCGTCGGGGTCGTTCATGGATAATCCTTCCTAGTGGGATAATCCGACCCTACCTGATGGGTGTGTCAGAGTGGAGCATCCCTCGGCGTTGATTCTCCGAAGTGCCTCCCCAGATACCTGGGAGGGCTCGGTACTCAAATGACAGCGCATACTTGAGACAGTCTTCAATGACCGGACAGGTTTCGCATACAGCGACAGCTCTCCGAAGGTCATGCCATGAGCTCGCGCCAGGTTCGGGGAAGAACCAGTCAACGGGCAGATCACGACAAGCTGCGGACTCTTGCCAGTTCAGCATGAGATGCTCCAAGGTTGCCATCCACACTTCCCTGCTTCTTCTCGAGCGTTCCAGAGTAGGAATGCGAAGCGGAGGTTTGATGATGGGATCGCCATGTCTTCAAGTGTCCAGCCCATCTCCGAGAGCCACTCTTCGTGGATCTGGTTGATCTGTGTCAGGCCGTGATCGCCTGACTTGTCGTTCACTGCCAAGGCTTGACAGCGCGATTCTTTCCACATGACGCGTCCGAGGGTCTGTAGGACTTCTGTCCGATTGGGCCAGCCCATCTCTACGGCGAGCGGTAACCATTCTTGACACTTGGTGTCGGGATCTATCTGGGCGAGCTGTACGAGCGTCGTAGTGGTCTCTACGGGCTCATCATAGATCGTCGCGTTCTCCTCTGCGATCATCTGAGCGATGAGGGCTTCTTGGTCTGCGATCTGCTCATCGGTCAGGGGAACGATCTGAACGGTCTGAGGCACTTTGACAGTGGTCTCTGGCGGTGAGTCACCACCTGATCCGAAGATCACGACCAGGCTGAAATAGGCGAAAGCGACGAACGCTAGGAACTTGAACGGGTGCATTATTTGCCTCCAGTGTCGGGGCTCAGCTTGTGCTGTGCTCTCTTGGCTGAATCAGTTGACCGAATCAGCGACGCGATGTCAAGTCATTCGGCGAAGATTCGAGCGAACGCTTCCTCGACAAGCTTCGGACTGTCACTGAAAAGTGGCGAGATCTCCACATGAGTCCAGTCAGCTCCAGGAGTTCCGCCGTTGCGTGTGGCAGTCCAAGCCTTCCAAGCGTCACGATCGCATCGGTAGCCTGCTCCCCACTTTGTGAGACCAGTCAGAGGGCATCCAGTGCCATCGTAAGCATGGATCTCTTCAATGTTCAGATCGTCCCGATGCTCATACAAGAACTCGACGAGAGCCTTCCGCTGAGGTTTCGTACCTTTGAGATCTACAGCTCTCCAAGTGGCATGAACCGACAGCTGCGAACCTGAACGCATCGGACGATTCGCATAAATGCCGATGTTCTTCACACCGAACAAATACTCACAGAACTCCACGAACCTCTTAGTGCCGGCGCGAGGTGTCGGATGGTTGCCTTCTTTGTTACCTGTGTACGGTCTAGATGTCATTGTCTTTGTCTTTGTCTTTCAGGCCGTTGGATGCCAGGAGTCCAGTGAGTGCTCCAGCGAGCACGAGGAGAACGCTTGAGAGGGTCTCCCATGACTTTGAGTCATTGGGTGACACTTCGAGAGGCTGTACGACGAATGTCAGTGAGTACAGGATCATCCCGACGGACATGATGAAAGTGAGGGACAGCGCGAGCCCGACCATGAGGACGAGGCGCGCTTTGATCTCTGAGTTGGTAAGTCGTTTTCTCATGGTGTGGTTGCTCCTGTTCCGGTGTCGCATCGTGGCGCTTCAGGCTGGGTGACACAGTTGCCTCGGGTGCGGTCAGTGCATGAGGTGATCACAAAGGTCATTGCAATGATGAGAGCTGCAGCGACGAGCAGTGTTTTCATGGCAGAGGCGGATCTGGTAGGTCGGCTTCATTGCTGGGTGTCCAGGTGTCCATGAAGTCGCGCAACTCTTGACGATAGACAGCCCATTCTGCCGAGTATTCAGGAGTCAATGGATTATTGGTTATTTGAGTCCAATCGGATGCATTGAGAAATTCTTTGATTGCACTCCGGCACATTTTGGATTGTTCTTCTGGAGTGTCTCCAGTGATGTAACAGATCATATCGGGCCTATGTCTTCTACTAGAAGTATTGCAGGACGGTCTGCGGCACGACCTGCCGAGGCGTTTATTCCGCCAGTGTTGGTAAGTCGTGCGTTAATGGTTATTGAACCAGC